AAGGTATCTATCACAGAAAATGATAACAAGATTTTAATTCAAATATTATCTTACGATACTTCAGGTAAATTAACCAATATTGTTTCAAATACTTTAAGACAAAACATTGCAAATTATCTATCAAACTATCGAATGATGAATGATTATATTTCAATATTCAGTGCTGAGGTTATTGACTTGAGTGTTGATGTTGCAATTGTTTTAGATTCTGCTCAAAACTCAGGACAAGTTATTTCAAGTGTTATTGATAAAATATCCGCATACTTTAACCCTCAATCAAGACAATTAGGTCAGAATGTTTATCTATCCGAGATTAGGAGTATTATTCAAAATACGAACGGAGTATTAACCGTATCAACTTTAGACGTATTCAACGAGGTTGGTGGTCAATATTCATCTGCTGAAACATCTATGGAGTATTCAGACCCAGCATTAAAACTTATTGGACCTGTAGACGATACCATATTTGCTCAACCATCACAAGTGTATCAGATTAGATATCCTGGTAAAGACATTAGAGTTTCGGTTAAGAACTTCCAATCAATTACTTTTTCTTAACAAGTTTATTTATTTTTTCTTTGGATTATTATTTAATTGTGTGGGTTCACTTTAAAAATCCCGCATAAACTATTTATTAACTAAAGACATTAATGGGTCAATCATATAGAATAAGGACTGAATTAGGGGTTAACAAAACAATCAACGTACAATTAGACCAAGAGTTTGAACAGTTAGAGATTTTATCTTTAAAAATACAACAAGAAGATGTCTATATAAGAAGTTGTGCCGATTATGGAGTTATTGTTGGTAGGGTTACCGCTAACAATGGTTTTGGATTACCAAACGCAAGAGTGTCAATATTCATACCTATTACAACGGTAGATGAATCAAACCCAATTATTTCAAGTATATACCCATATAAATCACCTTCAGATAAAAATGAAGATGGATATAGGTACAACTTATTACCTTATGAAAAATCTTATTCTGTTCACGCAGCAACAGGTACAATACCATCAAGATTGGATGCTCTGACAGGAACAACCGCTGTTGAAATATATGACAGATATTATAAGTTCACGGCCAAAACAAATGATAGTGGGGATTACATGATAATGGGGGTACCATTAGGGTTTCAAACTGTTGTTATGGATGTTGACTTGTCTGATATTGGAGAGTTTTCATTGACACCACAGGATTTAATTAGAATGGGTCTTGCAACTGAAGCTCAAGTTGCGGGTAATCGTTTTAGAACATCAACAGATTTAAATTCATTACCTCAAATTATTAATTTGGTTAAAGGTATTGAAATATCACCACTTTGGGGTGACCCTGATATTTGTGACATTGCCATTAATCGTCTTGATTTTGATTTGAGAGACGAGGCAAATGTTAATATACAACCAACATCTGTTTTTATGGGTTCAATTTATTCCACTTCAGACGCTTACCGAGTTAGGAGAAATGCAAAACCTAAAGATGATATGGGTAATCTTTGTAGTTTACAATCAGGACCTGGACAAATATTAGCAATTAGACAAACCATCCAACAAGATACTATTGGTAATCCAATACTGGAACAATATCAATTAGAACAATCTGGAAATATTATTGATGGTGATGGTGTTTGGTTAACTGAATTACCAATGAACTTAGATTATTATATAACTAATGAATTTGGTGAAAGAGTTATATCAAATGACCCAACAATAGGTATTCCAACTAAGGCAAAATATAGATTTAAAATTAAATGGACTCAACCAACGGCATTAACTGAACAAACAAGACGACCATATTTTTTAGTTCCAAATATTAAAGAGTATGGATGGACAAGTTCGGTAATTGACCCAAATTTACAATTTAACCCATCGTCTAACGCAGAATTGGCTGGTTCATATTATTTTGGATTAGATTGGACCGGATACACAAATACTCAAGCGGCAATAAATTGTGATGATACTTTTTATCAATTTGACTTTAATAAAGTTTACACGGTTTCAGGGTTAATTGATGAATTTAAAAATGGTGGAAGAGGTAGGTTTATTGGGATTAAAGAAATTGACAGTCAAGATTGTGAAAGTACTATTAATAAATTTCCTGTAAATGAAGGTTTTAGAAATTTTGATTTTATTTTCTTTCTATTTGCAATTTTAATGCAATTGGTTCAAATAATTGGTATCCCATTATTAATTGTTTATCATATTGCTGCGGCAATTTTAGAAAATTATGCGAAACCTTTAATTATTGCATTAATTGGGTGGATTATTAAAAACGTTATTGCGTTTGGATTTTTGGTTGCGGTTTATATTGCGTTAATTATTGCGTCTTTTGGTGTTAGTATTGCGGGGGTAGTATCTGCGGTACTACAGTTGACCGTATGGACAATTTTGTTAATTAAAGCAAAGAAAATAAAAAAATTCATTGAACAACTAAGGTTTGGACCTTTTAAATTACCAATGGTGACTTATCCCGATTGTCAGGCTTGTGAATGTGACCCAGAGATTCTACAGTCTTCTACAAACGCCACTGAGTCTTTTTTAGTTAGTCAATTATCTAATTCATCGGCATATTATGAAAATTTAGTTAAGGCTCAAGAAAGGGCAACATCACAATCTCCAAGTGATGATACTTACGAAGCGAACAATTCATTATATGCTCAAATTTTAAGTGAGGCACTTGCAGGATTTGGTTCTAGTAATACTAATCCATCTGCATACAAAAATGGTGTGAGTTCTATTGTTACATTTCCTGACAGCGATAATACTCGAAGATTTGCTGTTTCAAAAACAATAACACCAGGAGAAAGGATAAACACTTTTAATGTTAGAAATAAATATTTCCAAGGGATTAATAGAATAAAAGCTACTTTTGCTTCAGATGTAAATAATCCTGTAGGTTTGTATCATTATGATAATACTTTAACTATATTATCACCTGAAGAATTTGAACCAGGTACTCTATTAACTTTTGTGAATCCATCATTAACCACAGATAAAAATTATTTGTGGACAGGAACTACTGGTGGTTCAGTGTTACAAGGAATAAATGGTAGAATTCAAACTGACCAATTTACTACTCAAGTAAAATATGCAATTCCAACAGATAATAGTCAAACTACGGAATCGACTACATTATATACTATACCAAGTGCAACAACTGAGTGTGTTGATAGTATTACTATAGATGTTACTACTTCAGGTACGGTGACATATAATACTTGTAATGGGGGGATTGTTATTTATAGTGCGTTAACATTAGGGTCTCATACAATAACAAATGTTAATTGTATAAGTACAACTAATTTAGGTGGTACTGCAGAATATACGGTAGTTAGTTTTGGTGAAAGTTGTCAAAGATATGTATATCCTTCAGATATTGAATACTATCAAGTACTTACTGCTATTACAATTACAACAAATATTGTTAATGGTGTACCACAATATTCAATACCTAATTTAGGTAGTGGTGTTGGGTTTTGGAACTATTTAACTGCACCAAGCTCAGTTCAAATTTATAAAGAAGTTAAAGGCAATTTAGGTAGTGATGGGTGGCTTGAAGATGGAGCACAACAAAATTTAGCCATAAGTAATTTTGCGGATTTTTCTGACTCAAAAATTTTAATTTTACAAAGAGGGGTTGACCCATATTCCCCAACGTTAATTAATCAATATGGTATTGGTAAGATATTGGGATACCCAAATGAAAACGACGTAATCATTACGGCAACAACAAAAATGAATATACCTGTTCAAAAATTACCAACAGGTTCAGTAACTACTGTTCCACAACATAACGTTCAAAATAATATTTATTTTTCATCTTATGTTTATAGTCCTGGTGTGGTAGGTTCAACAACACCTGGTTTACAATTTTCTTCATACACCACAAGTAATGTTGGATTTTATGGGGCATTAGATTCAACAACTCCCGATAGAACTATTAATTCAGGTCCAACATTTGGTAATGTTTTTGTACCAGCAACAGTATTCATTGATAAAAGTCCGTCATATGGAATAGCTAATGGTGTGGTAACCAAAACATCGAATGATTATTATTCATCCGCAATATCGGTTAGTAAGTATGATACCGCCGAGGATTTATCGGGTGGTGCAATATTAAAGTTAACTCCATTAGTTTTAAATACTATTATTTTAAATGTGATATTCCCGTTGCTCTCTTATAAGGCATATAATGACCCACCGAGTAGGGTATACTTTAGCCCAATTTTATATCCAACATTAACGGGTTCAAGTGCGTTGAACATTGTCAATTCTTCAAGAAATGTTATGAGAACTGACAGATTACCATCATCTGATTATATCGATAGTGGTGTTATAAATGGTAGTGTTAGTTTATTACAACAAAACGTAGGATTTTCTGCTTATATTATTGGTGGACAAGGAGCACCCATTAATGTAAGTGGTTACGATACAGGTGCATCTCAAGTTAATGCTGATATTGAGGGTCAACTTGCTAGTGTCAATGTGTTAGAGTCATTAAGTACTTGTGAGAGAATGGTTGGTCTTAATTGTTATAGTGGTAATAGTGTTAATTTTGGTGTTACTGCGGGATGTCAAAGTAGTGATTCAGTTCAAAATGGGTGTTATGTTTTTGCGGTTAATCCTTGGACAGATTTACAAAAAGATTTAAGGGCGTTTAGTGAGTGGGGATTTAGATTTAGATTTTTCTATGGGTTATGTCGAGGTGTTTTATCTCAAACATTTACCAACAATTGGGTAAATGGTTCATTATACACATTTCCAATACAAGTTGATACTTATTTTGACCAACAAAATAAACCATTACCACCTCAGTTTGCCAAAGAACTTGTTTATTTTGATGATAAGACTAATAACTTCTATTACAGAAGTTCACCTTATTTGTCAGGAACAACATCACCAAGATTTATTGGAAGACCAACTCTTGGATTAATAAACCCCGTTAATGACAGAAATTTATTGTTCCCAACAACAATTGTTAATTTGGGTATTAAAGATGATTTTTATCAAGAAATAATTTTTGACCCGTCAGCTAAAGGGTACATAATGAATACATTAAATCCAACAAGTTATTCGGATACTTCAGATTTGGTAAATTTATTTGTTATATCTCGTATTACAGACGAAGGATATTTGGCTCAACTTTTTACTTTTGGTAATAATGGATTGAATCAATTATTTACCAGACCCGATAGAAGAATTGATGGTGATTTAGCTCAAAGTATGTCAATTAATTCTGAGTATGGTGTAATACCTTTTTCACCTGAGTTTTATAGTGTTTATGGTACAAGTAATGACCCTGTTGTTATTTTGGGTGGACTTGATGACCCAACAATGGGTGTTTTCTTTTCTTCTACCACAGTTGATTTACAAAACAAAGACTTCTTAACGCCTGGAGTTATTGATTTTAGACCATCAAATAATGCAAATGCTATAACATATCCTTATGGTATTAAATCTCAGTATGTACCGTTTTATCAGTGGGGATTAAATCAACCATCAATACAAAGTATTTTTGGTTCACAATACAATGATTGGGTTACAAATCAATCATCAAATATTAATACTTCAGGTATTTTTGGATATAACTATCAATCATTAGATAGAAGAAATATTGGGTCGCCAAGTTATTTTATTGGGTCAAATTCACAAGTAAGTGATATATACGAAAGAGGTTATATCTTTAATGTAAACCCTAATGGTTCATATTCTTACAATGCGGGAACTTATCCAAATAAATTCTTAGTTAGCGCTCCATTCCATTTTTATTTTGGAGTAAATAAAGGATTAACTGCGTTAGATAAATTTAAAACAAAATATTCTGTAGGTGAATAAGTTTACAATTATACCGAGTAGTCAGGAATATCAGGCGGCTCCATCAGTTGACCAAGATATCACTATTACTTTAGAGCAACAGAGTCAACAAATGGTTGAATATGACCGAAGTCAAAGTATTAGTTTGGCTCAAGTATTTGATGATGAAAGACAAAGTAGTGGTATATTCAGACCCACATTCAAAGTTAATTATTTGTATGGTAACACATATACAGGTACTACTGAATATGTTCCATTTAGAAATACTTTATATTATGTTAATCCCGAACAATCTTTTGTTAGTACTATATGGAAAGGATTTCCACAATATTATGAATTTGATTTTTATAGGCCTAACATATCTGACCAACATATTAATTATGTTGCAAAAAGTGCCTACACATACAATTGGACATATTATATTAGTTATGCTCAAAGTAACAATTATTTAAAACAAATGTCATACACATTAAATAATAGTAGTTATGATTGGTATGCGTCCGAAGGTATTCCATTTTCAATTATTAATGGAACTCAAAATGGTAGTAATGTTATTAGATTTCAATGTATTGCACCACACGGATTAACTGTTGGTGAGTATGTTGAATTACCTTTCTTTTATAATCAATTAAATTTATTCCAAGTTTATTCATTGGGTAATAACCAATTAGATAGTGACCCCTACGTTTTTAACCTATTCAATTTTGGATATACGGGTACCACATTTGCCAATGGAGTTACGGGAACATTTAAAAGAGTTATTAATCCTGATAATTTATTGGAAACAAAGTCAAAATATTATGTGAGGGAACATAAAATTTTAACAAATGTTGGAGATTGTATTATGGTTAAAAATGCGTTTGAAAAGAATCTATTTAACGAAGAGAGAAAATTTGAATATAGTTCAATAACACCAAACCAAATTTCAAGAATATCTCAAAAGACTAGTAGTAATTCATATAATGTTACGGTCAATTACGATTTAGATTTAAATGGAGTGTTGGATAATCAAAAACGACCTGTTAGTGAATTATTTTTAACTATTATTAATAAAGGATATACGGGATATTTTAATCAACCAAATAATGGTATAGGGTTAAAACAAGGTTGGGAGTTTAATTTGACAAGGCCAATAAGTTCTTGGTGGGATTTAAAAAATACTTATTCCGATACAAACATACAAACATCAAATTATACTTTGACTAGTGGTGTTACAAAAACATTTTATTATAATCAAGATTTAAAAAAAGATGATTTAATTGATGGTGACTTTTGTGAGTGGAATGATTATAACCAAATTGAAAGGGTTATTTCACCGTACTATCAAAAACTGAATTACAATCAAAACGTATTTCAAACTACTGAAACATATTCAACAAATAGTCCTGGATTTTATTACAAACCCCACACATCAATGAGGATTAGAGTTTTCTCTGATTATGTTGAGACTGCGGTTGCGGAACAAGTTGAAAATGTGCCTTTCTATTCTTTTTATTCTTCTGCCGACCAATCGTTTAGATGGAGAGACATATATACTTATGGGTTTAAGGATAACCTTGAAAGGGGTGTTGATTTCCCATTTATGAACAGCGCTCAATATCCATATCAAGAAGCCATCTTTAGATTAATACCTGAAGGAATAAACTATAACTCTTTAGGGGTTCAGTACCCAATTAAGCCATTGTTTGATGAGTGTGAATAAAGTTAAAATTAATTTAGACGGTTTTGTTGACCGACAACTTACAATCCCCATTCAGTTAACGTGGGACTATGTTGGGTTGGACCAAAGTATTGATGAATACGAAAGTAAAATCATTACTGAGGTTATTGGTGTTGGTAGAGATTTTGAGGTAACTCGATTTGCTCATGCACCTTTGACAGGTACAACAACTGAACCAACGGATATTAAATATGAGTTTAATTTTTATTCAGGAGGTTCTTTAAATGATGCTACAAATTGGAAGTCCAATTATCAGGTGGAAGGGTTTACAACTCAAGAGATTTTTTATTATACAAACAACTTTACCAATTCATTTTTTAAATTGGATTTGTATGACAATGTTGATGAAAAAAGACAGACCAATTATATAACAATTATTATACCGACACAACAAGGGTTAAAGATGGACGCAATCATGCAGACGACACCTGTTAGTATTAAAAAACCATATTTTGTTTTGGACTATGTTGGAGACAAAGAAGGTTTCTTTATCTATTGGTTAAAGAAAAGAACATTTTTGGATATCAAAACATTTTATATGACTGCCAAGTTCTATGATGCAAAAAATGGATACTTTACAAAGATGATGAATATGCCACAATCATCATTACCTGGTAACAAATATATCTTTGATGGTTCACAATATTTTTATTATCGTGTTGAATTAAATTATGAAAAACATGATTATCAAATATTCAACATGAATCCAAGTCAAACAATATATCTTAATGATGCTCAAAGGGCGGGTAAATTGGAACCCATAAAATGGTATGAATATGTTAACCCATAATGGAAGATTTTTATAATATTATAATATCACCTGAAACAATTAAGGGTGACTTGTTTATTGTTAATATGCAAGGTGAAAACGTTGGACCAACTTATACTGGTGAAACGACTGGTGTTTATTCGGGGATGACCCAAGTATTGACTGCGGGACCAAATGGAAGTTCAATATTATCAGGAATTACAATTCCAATTTTATTCAGACAAACTGCGGTTGACGTTGGTTACTTTAGTCCATTTGATGGAGCGGTATTACAGAAAGATGTGGTTGCCAATTTTATATTCTCATCAACAACTTCAAACCCATATGTTTATAATGTGTATAATACATCAAGTGAGTTTCAAAAATTTCTTGATTTATCATCTTATAAGGTTAGTTGGGGTGATGGGACGCCATCGCAAACCATTAGTTCATACACACCCAATTCAATCGTACACACTTATCCTGTTGCAATTGCTCAATATACAATTACATTGGAACAAACAAATCCGTGGGGAATTACAAGAGTTTCCAAAACAATCACGACACCATTTTCTGATGTGGTCATTAATAACCCAAATGGTGAAGCGTTTTTTATTCCTGTGGGTGGTAATTGGATTGAAACTCCAATCAGTTATAACTACATATTTTCAGGAGATGCCGTTAACGAAGTATCTGCTCAAACATCAAATAATTTTACAACGGTTCCATTTACGGTTTCAGGTTTAACAAAATCCAAACTTAATGAGTTGGCGATGTATGGACCATTAAAATTCCAAGTTGGAGTTCCCGTTATTAAGAACGGTCAAATATGGGGGGCGATAACTAATACTGCAACAACATTCACCGCCTATACAGTTAATTTGGTTGATTACTATGATTACATAGACGGGACAACAATATTTTTTGAACAATCTTCAGGATTTACAGAGAATAATTTAACACAAAGACCAATAACAAAAGAGGAAGTTTTAATCAAAGTTATTGACCAACCACAAATACAAACAAATGTTTTTGTTGAACGAGGAAAGAATTCAGCATACGAAAGAATCCAAAGATTAGGGGAGGTTGACAATTTAGGTGACATGATTAATTACGGATATGGATTTTTTAACGTTGAAAAAAAGAACTAAACTATTTATAAGATAAAATAAGATATGGCAATCGGTTCATACGGCACAATTAGACCTTCAGACGTTTCACCTGAAGACGTAGAGATTATATTAAATTATACTCCATCAAGGGATGTTACGAGTAATTTCGTCCTAACACAACTTGACGCACAAACAATTCTTAAACCTTATTTCAACAACACAGAAACAGGTGGAAACGCTGGTGTTGAGGTTTTGGGTGGATTATACAACTTAACATTACCTGCTGAGCAGTTCAACGCTCTTGGGATTTACACACTATACTTAAGACCCGCACAAATCAGAACAAGAATTACTGATTGTGGTGTGTTAAGTGCTTTGCCAAACGTAAAAGGAATTGTGATTGATATTTCAAATGTTCCAACACAATATCAAAATAAATTTGTTCCACAAGGATTGGTTGGATTTAGAGTCGAATATTTAAATCCTGATGGTTCAAAGATACCAAATTTCTTTAGAGTTATTACCTCATCGTTCTTTTGTGAACCTGTGGTGACAAACCAAACAAATACAACACAAAAAGCAATTAGATATAGATATGTTGATGGAAATTCAAATTTAATATTCTTGACTTTATCACCATCATCATCCCCAACTAACAATCCAAACGCAACACCATTTATTGGTCAGCCAAATCAAAACATTATTATTTCAAATACATTTTTTAACCCAATTACTTTGGAAGTTGAAATGGTTGAATACGACGTATCATCTCTTGCAATTGCTCTTTATGGTAATCAAACCAAATCAATTGATGATGGTGTTTATACAATATATGACTCTGAAAATAACATATACAGACAATACAACTTGTATGAAATTAGAGACCAATTTAATGCATTGTTATATGAGGTTAGACAAAGTAGAGGTAATAATATTGATTTCAGTAAAAACTTTACAAACATAACTGGTTAATGGCAGTAAACACAACAAATACTAAATACTTTTATCCACCAAGACCAGGTAATGGCGGGGGGACTTTCTCTGACAACATTGTAGGATTACAAACTGTCGAGGGTGGAGGACTTACGCAAGGTAATTTTGAGTTTACAACAGGAGTAACAGAAAAAGTTAATCGTACATTCAATGTCGGAGCGTTCTCAGAACCAATGACTTTGGATATGATGAATATTGATAGTGTTGAAGAGAGTCGAAGAATACTTGCAACTCAATTTAGAGTTTATCCAAACTTTGATATTACTCAAGTTCTTAACTTTTCGATGTATGGTTCTCTATCTGAAAGATTTAGGGTTTCAATTACTCGTGTTATTAATTATTTCCCAGCGTCTTTAGATATTATATTTACTAATAGTGATTTCTCAACAGGTAATACTGCTTATGATATTGTTTATGATGTTCAAAATGATGAAACATATTTCAAGGTTAATGTTGATAGAATAAAAAATCCATTTGATATTGATTATTCTATTAGTGCGTCAACTAACTTAACATTGAGAGAGTTAGATGTTTCGCCATATAGAAATCTTAACAACACTTATTTAGATTATTGTGTTAGCATTGATGATAATATCTATAAGGTTTTGGCGTTTATTCCGTCTACCACATTAACATCAGGTGATATTACATTTTACGTTTCTGGTTCACCATTTGGAACAACGGCAACCACAATCCAACAAGAATATCAAATCAGACCAAATGATTATATTGTTGACAAAATATTTCAAGAAAGTTTTGATGAGGTTGAAAAATTCTTACTTAATAGATTAGTTAGACCTGAATATACTGCGGTATTTCAAGTACCACAACAAAATGAATTTGGTCAAACATATACGGATTATCAACAAGTGACTTGGCCAAAAGATGGTCCTTGGAACTTAGATATTAGTTCATTCTTATTTGACTCATACTTGGAACAAATCCAAGCAATTGCGGTTAATTTGGATTCGTTTAAGACCAATTTAATTTCAAGATTCTTAATTTCAGATTCTTTAAAAGAATTTGATACTTTGGGTAGAAAAGTTGAAAAGATATTCCAAATTTACGGTAGAAGTTTTGACCAAATAAAACAATTTATCGAAGGGTTGGCTTACATGAATTCTGTAAACTATAATCCATCAAATGATATACCTTCACAATTATTGGCTAATTTATCTCAAACATTAGGATGGTCATCTAATTTTTCACCAATTACAAATGAGGATTTCTTATCATCTGTTTTTGGTAATACATCGACACCAACTTATCCTGGTTATGCTCGAGCTTTAACGCCAACAGAATTAAACTATGCATATTATAGAAATTTAATTCTTAATGCCTCATACCTTTTTAAATCAAAAGGTACGAGAAGGTCTGTTGAATTTTTATTAAGATTGATTGGAGCACCTGATTCACTAATTGAATATAATGAACACATTTATTTGGCTGACCAAAAAATTAATCTTGACCAGTTCTATAATCAATGGGCTCAAATTTCAGGTGGTACTTACGTTCAAGAAACACCATCTTATGCTGTAGGTCAAACATATAGTATTTATGGACAAATTTATACTGCATTTACAGAAACCGCAACATATACTGATACTAATATAACATTAGCGGCATACCCTATAGATTTTGAAGGATATCCAAAAGCTCCTGTCAATACGGAAACATACTTCTTCCAAATTGGTGCTGGTTGGTATGAAACTACACCATCACATAGAAGTCCTGATAATGTTGTACTTACGGGAAATGTTTACACAGGACAAAACTTTAGTATCCAAACACAATTACAACCGTTTACTTACGGTCAGACTTATTTGAATAGATTTAGGGACTTCCCTTATATGACGGAAGGATTTAAACTTCAAAAAGTTGTTGATAATAATAAATCATGGTTAGCGGACGATGATAAAATTAGAGTTTCAACTCAAGGAGATTACAATGCATACTACTTTATCGATAATGAAAAATTAGTATTAAACGTAAAGAACGTTGACATATTCTTAAATCCGGCCCAAGGTCTTGTTTATGATGTTTGGGACCAATCAAGAAGATATGATTACCCAATTCCTGAATCAGGTTTAACCGTTGGTTATCCTGTACCAGGTGGTGTTGATTGGACATATGTTGACCCTAAGCCTAAGAAGAAAACATTCTTTGAATTCTCTCAAACTTTTTGGCAGAATATGATTAACACTCGAAACAGACAATACATCTCTGATGGTAAAACGGGTGGTTATCCTACATTACAATCTATTTGGTGGAAATACATCGAATCAGAACAAACTGTCGGGTTGCCCAACAACAAGTACACGTATCAAAAGTTAATCGATTACGTTAATGGTATAGGTCCTTATTGGACTAAGTTGGTGGAACAGATGGTTCCTGCAACAACCATTTGGAATGGTGGGGTTAGATTCGAAAACTCTGTACTACATAAACAAAAGTTTGTTTATAGAAGACAAAGAGGTTGTCAGTTTATACCAGTACCTGTTGACCCATGTTATATTATATCAAACATTTTTGATTACACATGTAATTCAGAGTATGTTGAATTTTATATTTATCCGTGGTTAAATGGTGATATTAATGTATCTGATTTTAATAGTATTCTTGCAAATAGAATTAATAATATGTTATCATCAAGTGGACTAACACTTAATGAATGTTATCAAAATTCAGTTCAGACAGAATGGTATGTTGATTTAAGAATTAATAACCAAATCATAATTCAAGATAGTTTTTATAATGGGTATGGTTATAATGATGTACCAACAGATTCGCAGTGGAGAAACGCTTTAATAGATTATCTACCAACTTTATATGGTTATGGCTACACATATTTCTTAAATGGTAATACATTAACAATAACTAATTTAGGATGTGTTTCCCAAAATTTACAAGAAACGGTAGTTTTAAACGTAGGAATAAATATTAATATAAATTGTACTAGATAATGTCAGTGTTTAATTATAACATAGCGGTTACGGGGGATTGTTCAAATACAAACTCAGGGTCAATTAGTTTGACTTTGACTGGTGGTACTCCACCATATACAGTACAATGGTTAAGTCCTGTATTATCACCTGATATTGTTACAACATCACCTGCGGTTAAAACGGGATTAAGCGCCACAACATATGCGGTTAGGGTTAATGATAGTACCCTACCAACAAATAGTGAATTTTACATTAATATACCAGTATCAAGTGGGGTATGTGCAAGTATTCTTGGAGTTATGGGAACAACATGTTCTGAAAATAACGGGGCAGTTACAGGAACATCGACATCTGATTATTCCTCAACAAGTTTTTATTTATATCATGGAGATGGGGTATTTTCTCAATCTGCAACTACAAGCCAATCTACCGTTGAATTTGGAAGCCTAACAGCGGGAACATATTATATAACTGTTCTTGACTTGGGTGGTTGTACAGGACAAAGTGCCAATTTTATCGTTGAAGATTCCGATACATTAGATTATGGACTATATGTGGTACCAAACTCATCTTGCGGAGGTAGTGCTATGGGTAAAATTATGATTACTGGTTTAACAGGTAGTCCACCATATACATATCTTTGGAACACAAGTGCCACAGGGTCAACTGTAACTGGATTAACTGCGGGAAATTACTCTGTTAGTGTCACAGATTTTTATGGATGTGTGACAACAAAGTCTGCAACAATTGTTGATGTACCGCCAATAGGGTTGGGAATATTTACAGCAACGGAACCAACTTGTTTTTCCGCCGATGGAGTTTTAACCATTCAAATTACGGGAGGAACCGCACCTTATTACTATTCTGCATCCACAGGTCAAGTGGTGGTCCAATATCCGACATCATGGTCAATATCTGGATTATCACCAGGAAATTATTCTTTCCAAGTTACCGATGCAGCTTTATGTACAATCACGGTAGGTACAACTCTAACATCACCAAATGGTATAACGTCTGTTAGTATTTCAACACAAGGTTCAACATGTTCAAGTAATGGTGGTTCAATAACTGTTTCGGTTATTGGAGGTACATCGCCTTATATCTATACTTTAATTTATCCTAATGGGAATACATTAAATGTTAGTAATAATCAAACCACTCAATTATTTTCAAATTTAGCTTCGGGAACATATTCAGTTTCGGTTCAAGATGAATCGGGATGTTTTTATATGGATGAGGTTACATTATATGCTACTAATACCTTTACAATTTCCACTGAAACTACAGGAACAACTTGCAATCGTGATAATGGTTATATCACAGTTAACAAGAGTGATGGGGGAGAATCTCCATTTGACTATTCATTAGATGGTTTAGTTAATATAAATGATACTACATTATCTGCAATTACATTTGATAATGTTTCATCGGGACAACATACAATTACCGTTACAGATAGTACGGGTTGTACCCAAACTACTCAAGTATATGTTGGGGAAAGTTCACCGTTAGATTATAGTTTATATAGCACTTCCTGTGGTACAGGTTCTGATGGGATGTTAACTGCATTTATCTCATCTGGTACTCCACCTTTCGTATTTACTTGGTCTGATAATATACCTAATAACCCACAAGAAATTACTGTCACAGGTTTAACAGGTGGAACATACAATTTAACAATAGTTGATGATAATGGATGTTCATTATCAAGAACTACCAGTATTACTTGTGATGCGGCATATGTTTCTTATCAAACTTATGTAATGGGGTCTCAAGTGTTTAACATTCAATCACAAACTAAGTTTGGATTGTTACAAATGTTGAATGTTGGATTTGATGATTTAACTTCGGGAAATACAAGTTGTAGTTTAATATCTGCAACTTTTACAGTTAAAGTTTCCGTAAATCCTTTAGGTATAACAACAAGTGATACGTTCTTTACAACAACATCTTTAAATGTTGCACCAAGTGATAATGATTATTATGATACAGTTGTTAGTTTATTAAATACAATACCTGGTATTGGTGTAATAACGGTAGATTCTGCCAATAATCAAATAATAATTCAAACAAGTCCAACTAACAATAGTTTAAATGGTCAGGAAATTATTATTGAATTGATAATCGTTTATGATACAATTTGTTTAACATGATACAGGTAAGAATAACGGAAATATCGGGAGGTACATACCCAATTGATGTCT